CAATTCGAAAGAGCACGAAGAAGTTTATCGCGGTAACGTGTCACTACGACGTGCTAGAATACCTAGAGCCAGACTGGGTCTTCTGCACAGACGACATGACATTCGATAAAAAAAAAGAGAGCATCCCCCACTTTCTATCCTCGTCTCGCCCTGCAAGCCTGAAGTATGGCGACTGTTTAGGGACTATCACTATCTAAGCGGGACCATCAGCCCCTTCTGCAAATGCTACGTTGCCCACATCAACGAGCGGCCCGTCGCGTTCATAGCAGTCATGAAGATTCACATGTCAGGAACCTGCAACAGGGTCTCCAGGCTCGTGGTCTTGCCTGACTATCAGGGCGTCGGCGTCGGCAAGAAACTCTTGAATTTCATGGCTGACTATTACACGCGGAAAACAGGCTTGCCGTTTAAGATCATCACGAGTAACCCTCAGCTGCTCCGGAGCAACTTAGCCGATTGGATCGTGACAGCGAAGGGCCGCGGAAAGAGCATAGACGGCAGACATCTAGTGCATCAGTACACTGGCTCTTCAAAAGAGCGGCTAACTGTGACGTTACTCTATAAACCGAAGCGGAATTCGTCAGAAAAGTAGAATTCTAGGAATCTGACACTTGTGGATAAAGCATTACTCGAAAGACGCACTGACATGCTCCATAAGCATTTGATGGGTGCCCCGCTAAAGGCAATAGTAGCAAATCTCAGCGAGAAGTACGACGCGACAGAAAAGCAACTGTACACTGATTGGGAACGACGTCGAAAGTGGATTCCCCAAATCGTCCAACTTAACGACCCGGCTCTCCTTCATGAGCACATGCAAGGCATCCTTGATGAGATCCCGCAGCTTTGGCTTATCGCCGCGGGAAAAACGGATGATGAGAAGAAGTACCTCTACCGGACGCGAGATAGGCTTGAAGCGTTCAAGGAGATCAAGGATATCCGATTCAGAGTCCTTGAGATTCTGCAGACTATAGGCGTGATAGAGAAGAAGCCCCAGCAAGTGAACCTGTTAAGTTTGAACATTGGGTTTGAAGCTGACCCTGACTTGAAGAAGGCACTTTTGGAAGAGGCTGAGCGGCAGAAGAAAGAACACGAGCAGCCCAAGACTCCTCCTTGAAGGTCGCATGAGAGGGGTGTAGGACCGATCGGTCCTATTTCTTTAACGGTACATAATGTTGAATTTTTATTCTCGATCTTGGTGATGAAATGACAACATTAGAAAAAGTGTTAGCCGTCGCTTTAGTAGCCGTCATCATCGTTGCAGTCGTAGCTTTGAGTTTGGAAGTGCACGTGACAAGTCATGGCCATATAACTGCAATTGGCTTGGACGTTTGGAAAGACGCAGGCCTCACGCAACAACTGACAGACATTGATTGGGGCACGCTGGATCCTGGATCGATGGTCGGAATAATCTTCTACGCGCGAAACTACGGTAACGTAAACGTGACGCTCTCTATGCAAGTTGGAAACTGGACCTTCAACGGAATCCCTGAACAGAATTTCACTCAGGCCCCAAACAGTAGTCAATACTTCGCTTTCTCGTGGAATTGCACCGGATATCTCCTGCAGTCAACGCAAGTAGTAACAGTAAACATGACACTTGCAGTTTCGCCGCTGATCAGCAACAAAATAACGATCTTCACCAACGACATAGTGATCAAAGGCACTAAAACCTAGCGCCCCTCAAACGGGAGATTCCCAGAAACAAGGCCGCATGGACTTTTGACCAAGCCAGAATTCATGCAGTATTGCCCGCATACTCAGCAGTTGAAGTTTCACGCAGGCATGAACATCTACACTCAACGCGCAGTCCTCTGCGGAACAGGCGCTGGAAAAACCCTCTGCGGATGCTACGAAGATATCCGCTGGGCACAACGTTATCCAGGAAGCGTCGGCTACATCTTCGAGCCAAACTTTCCCATGATCCGCCGAATCCTCCTGCCAACACTATCAAGTCCCTTGCTCCTCGGCGAACCCTTCACCGCTAACCCGCTCGTAGCCGGCTACAGCAAACAAGATCAACGCCTCGACTGGAAAAACGGAAGTCAATGGTGGTTCGTAAGCCTCGACGACCCAGAAAAGAGCGAAGGACCAAACGTTGACTACGCACACGTTGACGAAGGACGATTAGTAAGGAAGTTTGCCCTTGCCTGGCAGACAATTCTTAGAAGACTTAGGGGTAGCGGCAGAACTTCAGTACCGTTGAAACCAAGCGTTTGGCTCACCACCACCCCTAATGCCTCTCAAACGGAGCTATTTAACGCAGTTGAAAACCCTAAAACGAAAAGCCCGAACTGCCGAGTCTACCGATGGAGCATCTACGAGAATCCGCGGCTCACGAAAGAATACGTTGACGAAATGGTCCGCACGCACACGGGCGGCTTAGCTGAGAGATTCATCTACGGCCGCTTTGCAGCAGCAGGCGCCGGAACACTCCTCTTCGACAGTACCGTAAACGTAGGCGAATTAGTAGCAGCGAACATCCGAGAGATCCGTTATGGAATAGACTTCGGCTGGACCAACCCCACAGCAATCATACCATTAGCGTATGATGGAGATGGCAGAGCCTGGGCGTTAGATGAAGTTTACATGCGACACTTGAGCGCGGAACAAATCATCACGGAATTGCGGCAGCTCCAAGAAAAGTATGGCAAAGGAGAAGTTTTCTGCGACAGGAGCGAGCCTGAAACGATTTGGAAACTTGTCCAGGCAGGCTTCAACGCTAAGGGCTACGCTGAAAAACGCGAGGATGGCCTCAGAGAATTAGCAGGAAGAGTCCAGAAGCAAACTGACGGCAAGCCAAGGCTCTTCGTCAGCGGAAAATGCGTGAACCTCATCAGCGAATTAATCGAGTACGACGAGAAAGTCAAAGAGAACGACCACGCCGTCGACGCGCTGCGGTATAGCCTCAAAGTCAAAACTACTAACGTTGACGCTTTCAGGTTCGGATAATCACGTTCACCGGTGTTGAATGATGAGTACGAAGAAGCGAAAACTCAAGACTACGATGCATATGTACACGACTGACGCTCCTCCAGGGAAGCAAGTCAGGCCGCCTCTTCTCGTGCGGATTGCCAGCAAGCTGACGAACTTTCGCGTTGGAACTGAAGAGCGCCTAAGCGAGCAAGTCCCCCAGAGAACAGCGCAGGCAAACACTAGCGTCCTCTTCGACGGAGTCATTGATGATAGCGAACTCTTGTACGGCGCCAAACGCGAGCCGATCGCAGTGCGGATCATCTCAGGCGTTGCAGAAGATGTTTTCAGCAAATGGTTCAAAATCATCGACTTAAAAGATCCGACAAACCGAGACTTGGACAAAACAGTACAGGTAGAACTCGAGCGCCTAGATGCAAAGCAACATCTAATCAGAATGGCAGTCCTCGAGCGCCTATACGGGTACTCAGTCGTCGTCATAGGGTTCAGAGACTCGGCACAGACACTCGCCGAACCCGTCGACCATCCGGAAAGCATAGATGGCCTGCAAGTCTACGGCAAAACTGACATAGCAACCATCACCGAAGACACAGATCCAGAAAGCGAAAATTACCTATATCCCGACAGTATCCGACTGAATTACCGCGCCGGAAACGAGAACATTCACAAAACACGGTTCATCTGGACAAGCACGAGACTGATCGATCACCGCTACCGGGGCGTTTCCGCTCTTGAGTGCGTATATGACGATTTGAACGCTCTTCGCCGCATTCGCTGGAGTTTGGGCATGACGATGATTCGTCAGGGGAGCGGATTCCCAGACGTCGAACTAAAGGGTGCATCACTGCCAGATATTGACGCGTTCATTGCTTCAGGACAATTTGACAACTTGAACGCAATGCGCTATTTCGTCCATAACGAGAATCAACAGCTAAACTTCAAGGGAATGGGTAACACTGGCCTGGATCCTCAGAAATACATCGAACCGATCTTCGAGAGCATTGCCGCTGGGACAAAGATCCCCGTGGCCGTACTCAGAGGAGTGCAAGCAGGAGCTCTAACAGGAAGCGAAGTCAACGAGCGCGAGTACGCGAAGCTCATCACGAGCGTTCAGGCACTCTACGAGAAAACAGTGAAGCAACTGATCACTGCAATAATGACCATCAGTAAACTGACGCAGCCGTTCAAGGTAGAATGGAACCCCGTAATCGAGATGGACGAGAGAACCAAAGCAGAAATTGTTGAACTTACGGAACGTGCCAGAAGCGACGCCCTCAAGTACAAGCTGATTAACGAAGTCAGAACAGAAGTCTTAGGCGAAGGCAAAGAAGTCCCAGAGGGCAACGTCATCTTAAGCCTCGTCCAGGCAAAAGCGCAGGACGTTGGAGGCCCTCCGCAAACTCAGCCTCAAGTAGACGCTAGCGACACGACTAACCTTCAGAAGAGGCTTGAGGATAGTCTTCGGAAGTTGCTGCAGGACGTTCTTCATGGAACCTTGGATAAGGACCAAGCAGCCCTCAACGCGGAGATGCTGATCGACGAGCATATTGGCAAGATGAAGCAGATTGCCAAACGCAACTTAGAGCGCAAGGTAGGGCGGCCAATCGGCGACTTGAGTCCTGAAAACGACCGCATGTTCGTAACCATGAAGAAACGTTACGTTGCCGACTTCAAACGGATCCTCGCGGACGCGAAACAATGAGTACTGAGGCTACTCCGGATTATGTCTGCGAAGAATGCGGCCACACGATCCCCGCGGCTTGCGTTTCCAGGTTCATCCTTAACGGGAAAGTCATCTGTCCCTATTGTGGTACCACGATGGTGAAGGTAAATGAGCAGTGAATTCTGGCTCAGCGAACAAGGCATAGAAATTCGCCTTCAAGACCTTGCAGAAGCAGTTACCTGGGAAACCTTCAACGACATGACACAACTTACCGGGAAGGAAGAACACGCCAAAACGTTCGAGTGGGTCACTGAGATAAGCCCAGAAACGTGCGATTACTGCGACGGCCAAAGCGGAAGACGCTATCACATTGGCCAGTTTATGCCTCAGATCCCAACGCATTCGAATTGTCGTTGCCACTGGGACGTTCTCTTTGAATAGTCATCAAGGAATGATGTGAAATGAAAATTGGAACTCTAGTGTTTGAAATAGACTCGACCAAAATAGCCGAAACCGACTCCGAAGTAATTATCCCTGCAAAAATCACGCGTGAATGCGTCCTCCAATACAAAGAGGGAAAAGCCTATCGCCCCAAAGACGAACTGCGAAAAAGCGCCTTCATGTTCGACGGTGCTTGGCTCGTCAGCGGCCAGCATCCTCCCGAAATGTTAATAACCAAACCAGAAGACGTTTCAGGACGACTAAAAAATACAGTGTGGGACGAAAAAGAAGGTCTCGTTTCAGGCGACGCATGCCTCTACAAGGCTAAGAATACGCCACAGTTTCTCGCAGATGTGAAGAGTGGAAAACTGAAAGATGTGAGCATAGGCTTTCTTTATCATGACGACTGGACTCCCGGTGAGTTTCAGGGCCAAAAATACGACTTCGTTCAACGAGACATCGTGCCTAACCATGTGGCCGTCGGCGTCCCCCAAGGGAGATGCCCGAGCCCCGCATGCGGCCTCACCGTCGACATGGCAAGGGCAACCTGCGCCTTCAGTGCGGATATGGCAACTTTTAACATCGGCTTGGACCCCTGGGAAGAGACTGAAAACAGTATCCGCAGCGGCCACGGAGACAAAGCACGCGCTGACACTTGCAGGACCAAAGTCATCAACGAAGGCTTAAGCCTAGTCGTCTGCAAGGACAAGGAAACAGGCAAATGGTTTGATCAAAGTTTCATCTTCAAGAAGGACCAAGGCTGGACGATGCAGAAGGCGAAAGAATGGTTCAGCAAACACAACGTTGACTCACTGCAACTTATCACTCAACTAGCTCTTGAAACTATGCTCTATGACGCTATGACCCCGGAAGAAATCGACGCGAAAATCGCGCAACTTGAGAAAGACCGAGATGCCTTCAGACAACAGATAGACGATCATTACACTGAGCAACGGAAAAAAGATGCAAAGTTACAAGAGAAAATCGATGCGGTAAACAGGAAGCGGAGCGAAGAGATCACCGCGATATATGCCTCAACGCAATCTCCCACTGACGAAAAGAAACTCAAAGAATTATACGATAACATTGATGCGTTGAATACTGAAATACAACAGTTCCGAGAAGCAAAAGTGCAGACTATGGTAGCCGGTAACGAAGCCGAATGGAACCCCTCAGCCGACTGGCCTGACAGTTGTTATGGATACGTTCCGGAAAGCGCAAAAGGCGCAGATGGAAAGAAGTCAGACCGCAAAATCCCATATAAATGGCCAGACGGCACTATAGGACCTCTGAACATAATCAGAAATGGCCTGGCCAGACTTGCTCAGGAAAAGACGGATATTCCCGATGCTGAAAAAGCTCGCCTCACGAAGATGCTTCAGGGCATCCTCAAAAAGGCAAATCCAGACTACAAACCGTCAACTGATTCTATCCCTAGTGAACCACAAGAGAACGTGGACGCTGAAGAACTCATCACAACGTCCCAACGCCTCCGGGACCTATCTCGGAAGCTTTCTTAGTCATGGACATTATCCATGAACCAAAAGTGAAGTGAAGAAAAATGCCAGAACCAGATAAGAAACCGCAGACAGACGTAGTGCAAGATAGCAAAGATACGGTGAAGATCGCAACTGACCAAGCACTCATAGAACTTGAAACAGTCAAAGCAGAATTGAAAACTTTGAAAGCCGAGAACGATGCCCTCAAAGGCGAACTCAAGACTACCAATGGCTTACTTGATGCTCAGTTGAGAAGTAAACTCCTCACTGAAGTCAAGAGCATCAGCAAACTCTCCAACGAACAACTCATGCACATGACGACCGGCGAACTGCAAGACTTCATTGAGACGTACAAGAACATTCTGCCGCACAGGAAGCCCATCACGTTCGCAGGCGAGACAGAAGAGACACTGGGAAACATGACGTTGGGCGACTTGTTCGCCTTCAAACGGAAGTGACTTAAGGATGCCAGGATACTTAGTCAAACCAACCAACAGCGTCCTCGTCCAAGGAGTACATCAAATCGTCGAAATGAAAGTTGGAGCAAACGCTACAGCCGCTAAAATGCTTCCGAAAATCTGGGTCATCTATGACGCTGCAGACGGCTCAGTGAAAGAGGCAGCAGCTGACTCAGTTGCTGCTTTAGGCGTTCTGATGGAAGCACCAGACCAGGGCATAGCAACCGCATACGCAGTCGCAGACCAATGTAGAGTCGTCACCAAAGGCATAGTCTTATGCACGTACCTCTCATCAGCCACAGGATGCACGCCTGGAGACGCACTTGCCACAGTCGCAGACGGTAAAGTGGGAAAACATACCAGCTCTAACGCTGCATGCATCGTAGGCAAAGCCTTGTCGACAGTTGCATCAGGCGGCGCAGCGACAGACGTGATTGTGGAGCTGTTCTAAAATGCCAAATCTCACTAGACTAAGCAGAGTCGGACTCGAAACCGGCGGACTCACAGACGACGAAATCAAATACATCGACACAACCATCATCACAGCAATGAAGCCTGTTCTCGTCGGCAGACAACTGATGCAGACAGTGAACATTGGCAACGCAGGCAACAGAAGCTGGCGTGCGTACCTCATGACGGACATGAGCCAAGCAGAAATCAGCATGGAAGGCATCGACGAATCTCTCGACCACGTTGAACTCGCAAACAAAGACGTCAAACTACCAGTGATCCACAAGAGCGTCAAGCTGTTCTGGAGAGATCTCCTCAGCAGCCGAAACGGTGGGATCCCTCTTGACACGTTGAACATCGAAAACGCTGCTAGACAAATCGCTGAGGAAGAAGACAAACTCCTCATCTCAGGCCAGTACACGGGCTGGACAGGATTGGGAATCGAAGGCTTAGCCACTGCTACAAACAGGCAGACGCAGGCTACAGCAGGCACGTGGGGCACCGTTGCCAATATCTACACTGACGTTAGCGCGGCAATCGCGAAGCTTGAGGCAAATGGTCACTACGGACCGTACGCGCTTATTCTCAGAAGTGCCTTGAAGGCGAGGCTGAGGGCCGTCAACACTAACACAAGCGACTTGGTGCAGCACGTGATCGAACAGATGCTCGGTGATGGCGGCAGGGTCCTCGTCTCTGACAGTCTCTACTCGAGTGCAGGTGCAGTCACAAGTGTTTTGGTCGTTGAGGCAAGCCCGGATAACTTCGTCGCAGGCATCGCTCAGGATGTCACGACCTTTAGATTCCAAGACAAAGACATGAACACGAACATCAAGGTTTACGAGGTAATCGCGCCCAGAATCAAGCGTGCAACGTCTATCTGCGAGTTGACTGGAGTCAGCTAAACCGAATAAAAACAAGAGAAGTTACGTTCCCCTTTTAGTTAGTTTTTTTGTCGTTTCGAAAAGAGTGAGAGACATCAATGACGCAACAGAGGAAGATGCGCGAGGTCCTGCTAAAATGGCAAGGTCCAAACACGATGCTCGTCGAGGACCTTGAAACTCATGACATATATCAGATCTTCCTGTTTCGCCCAAGACGACGCGAGAAGGGATCCAGCGGCGTCGTATGTTCAGACCTATGCGGACACGACCTAAAACGATTCCATTTCAGTTGCTTGCGCTGCCGCATGCGCAGAGTAGCCCTCGGAAAACTTCCTGGGCTCATGCACGTGACGCCCTACATCCTCTTAATCCGCGCTGACAGGCCAATGATCGTTTCATTCCTCCTGAAGAATGTTCTCTCGATCGCCGAACACTTGGCAACATGGTAAAAATCAGCGACCTTGTTTTGGGAAAAGTCTCGTTTCAAGGTTCCATGTTGAAATCAACAGTTTTCTCCTCTTCTTCCAGCGCTCGTCAGTAACGTCTGGCGAGCGGAAACGTAAGAGGTGAAAGAAAGAAAAATGAGCCTTAAACTACAGGCTTGGCAGGGACTCTTAGTAGTACTTGTGATTCTCGGCGTCTTAGGCGGCTCACTGCAGCTGATCGCAACTGAGTTACAGCAGAATCCTAATTTGACGTACTGGATGGGAAGTTATCAAGCGCCCTTCCTCGCGTTCCTACAGAATTCATGGTTAATCATCGTAGTGACCTTCATCTACAACATTTTCATGTACTTCCGCCAGAACCAACTTGCTGCACTGAAACAAACGACTGAATTATTCCAGCTTCAAAAATTCACAGCGACACTTGCCTGGTTCATCGGTATTCTAGGACCCATGGCAGCTCTCGTCGCAGACAAACAACTTCAGAGCATAATCGCCTTCATCATCGTCATCACAACAGCTCTACTTCAAGAACTTCGAAGCATCTACAGTAACCAGACAATATTGCCACCTACAACTTCAGGACCTCCTAGTACGTCGACGCAGTCAAGTACGCCAGCTCTAGCACAGGGACCTGGACCTCCGCAACTGCCCATAATCACTTATGGACCATGGATCCAAACAGTGACAGTTACAGACTCAACATATGGTCCAGCAGGAACAACAATCTGGACAAGAGACGTCTACACAAACGGCACCTTCTCGAGTCAACAAGTCCAAACTACGAAGCCTACCTAAGCGGAGACGCAGTATCAGTGATCCAAACGAAAATCACAAACCTCTTCAGCAAAATCGGTGTGACCATCAGCAACCTCCTATTCGCATGGTCAATATGGCAGCACGAAAACGCGATCATGACGTATATGATGCCACGGGGCATGTGGGAAATCTTCTGGCACACTAACGGCCAATTCTTCACGGGGATCCATATAATGAATGGTGTATGGTATGATGGCACTCTCGTGGTTCAGGGACTCTGCATTCTATTGTTAGATATTTCATTCTGGTTCTGGAATGACACTGCCAAATCTGCGGCTTAGACCCTGCAAGAAATTCAGACTTCCCCTTTTTTAGTCATTCACGGTGCGTATTTAATACGCATCAGCAAACGTAAACGTCAGCCTGCAGTAGTCAGGAAGAAAGCATTTTCACACCTTAGATTCGGATGCCGCTAGACTGAAAATGTATTTTTTTCTCTCTTCTCCGAGCAGAAAGTTGACGCTTATGAAACAAGTCAGATTCCGCATCCTAAAATGGTTCAGCCGCGTTAGCTGTAGTCACTGCAGGAGAGACTATGAAGGCTGCAGGGGCTGCCGGACTCATCGACTCGTAAATTACCTTCAAAATCATTGTTAATAGGAAGTGCGAAAAGATCTCCTGGTCTCCAGAGGATCTCGCAAAACCAAGAAAAGGTGAAAATATTGCCTAGAACACTAAGTGAAAAACTCTCGAGGGCAGCCCTGATCCTAACTCTAGCGCTGCTCGTAACTTCTCTCATCAGCTTCCAAGTTAGAATAGGCGTTGTCCAAGCTACCATAACGGGCGATTCTCCCCCAGCTAGCGGCGACTGGACGATCTCGACAGCTCCAGGCACTACAGTATCGAATGAGCCTAACCTAATCATCAACGGCAGCATCAAAGTTAACAATTACCGTTATTTCAAAGTCTACGACAGCAACATAACGGTGAATGGAAACTTCACGAACGTCGGAAACGCAGCCATCGTTATCTCAAATTCGACGTTTTACTTCAACATGACTAGACCGAACAACTATGGCTCCTACATCTTTCTGAATGGCGGAAACGGATACTCAGTAAACATCACAAACAGCAAGTTTCTCAACGCAACAGCAAACCGCAATTACATGGACTTGGACAATAATCTCACTCTCACGAATGATGAATTCCGCGGTTTCGGCGAAAGCGTCATGACTCCTACGTATACTTCTAACAACGCCTCAATAATAATTCAGCCTAGCATTGCTTATAGCTCAAGTTTCGTGATGCAGAACGTGCATATTGACGGGATTAACTCAACTGTTCAACTCCGATATTGTAATGCTGGCTCGATAAGCAACGTGACCATTGACGGCGTTGAAAAACACTTCGGCCTCGGTCTCGGCGCATCAGCCTACACAAAAATATTTGACATCTACCAAAGCCCAAACATTACCATAAACGGCCTAACGATCAACGTAACACAGACAATCGGAACCCATGCGATGAATACGCCAACAGTAGACGGCTTTGACCTCAGCACAGGATCATCAAACGACGTACTGAACAACGTTACCGTTCAGGGAATGTACCCGACACTTAACGAAGGTGGAACCGCTGATGACATATCTCCACATTTTGCATTCATGCCGCAATCTGCCGTTACGAATACCACTATTAACAATTTCACTTTCATAGGCTGTGGAAACGGACTCACAAACGCGAAGGTAGGCTACAACATTACCCTCACAAATGGAACAATCTTTGATTGCGCTGACGGTTTTGAAGCAGCCACAGACGGCGGCGGCAATCTCACAGTTTATGATTCCACATGGATAAACTCTGCCGTCAGCATGCAATCAAACAATACCGTGAACCTCATAAGACCAACCTTCATCGTAAATGATTCAACCTTGAGTTACGGTGGCGTAGTCACTAATTTTGCGAGTGGTTATCTCTACCTAACAAATGCAACGTTTCAGCAGCTTAATGACTCAAAAGTGTTTGAACAGCATGACGAGAATCCTGGCACTGACTTAAGCGTTCCAGCGCATGTCTGGCAATTCCACAACTTCACATCTGACGCGTCCTACGTCGAAATGTACGAGGAAGAGCCAACTTATGCGAATGGGAACACAACATTCGCAAACGTCACGTACGGAAGCAAAGTGCTGAAGTACACGTTGAACGCGATAACAGGCCAAAACTCAACATCGTACGTGTACACTCCCAACGGAAATGTGCAAGTTATCACGGGTGCAACATCATACTCGTATAACGCGACTTCAGGCATCATCACCGTCAACGCAACAGGTTTGAGTACGATAACCCTTGACTGGAACATTTACTGGATGAACTTCACTTTCTGGAGCATGACCAATACTTCGATCACCACAGAAACTTGGCAACTCTACAACGGCACGCAACTCTTGAGTTATCAGCAGGGACAAGCAAGCCTCTATGCTGGAACATACACGTTAGACGTCTACTATCACGGGTTTCTCATCAACATCTCCAGCCTTCCAACAGCGACTTACGGTAACGCGATCGCGAACATTTCCTTGAACATGTACCCTGACGCAGGCGGGTATATCGCTGCGAACGTAACTTTCACGGGAATCAGCCTGACCGAAAACCCGAACGTCACTCCAGGTTCGACATCCTTCACTGCCACAGCCTCAAACGTACTCTTCATCGTTGACGTCAGCAGTAACGTAAGTACCGTAGTCCTAGACGGCGTCAGCACAAGCGCCTGGACTCAAACTAACGGGACCGTTACTTACATCAACTTCACAGACGTCGCATTTTCAAGCGTTGAAATCGACTATTACCCGCCAACCCCGCTTTCAACACCCTTCTTCGTTATCAGTATGAGCGTTATCGCCGTCGGTTCAGGCTTTGCATATTGGTTCTACAGGCGAACACACAAAACACGGAGCCAAAAGACTTGATAGAATACGAGTCAAAACAAGGCGCTTGGAGCTTCACGAACAGCGTTCTCCAGGGGATCGTAGGCGCTGACAAGCGCGCGCTCTGCGTAGCCGGAAGCGAAACAGATACAGCGTATAGTGTCCAGGCATCAGTCAATCAAGCGGCAGGAACGAAAGCGTCAATAATCGTGTTCTACACGGAAGACGTCGACTTCAACCCGAGATACGTGGAATGCGTCCTCGACTTCCAGGCCAACAGACTGCACATCGACCTGGTAGACGCGGCACAGAGGGCAATAGTAGCAGAGAAAGACTTCTCACTTACCAAGGGAACAGCGTACCCCGTGAAGGTAATAGCAAACACGTACTCAGACGGCTCGGGCTACGTGCTCTTCCTCGTCAACAATGTTGTGCAGCTCCGCATAGAAGAACTCGCAGCAATCTATACAGCGGGCATGGCGGGCTTCGCATGCGAAGGCACACTCGTAACTGACGGCGCAACGTTCACGGACATTGTTGTCCAAAGTTTGGCTACGACCGTCGGCAACGTCGACGTAACAACTGACTTAGATACTATTCGCGGAAGAGTAGGACTCGCAGTAACTGAGCCTAGTGACCCGGATGTTGCTAAGTATATTGGTGAAGCCTGTGAATTCATAAACGACCAGATCAACGGGACCATTGATAAGACTAACTGTGCTCAGGCAGAAGCAGAAGCGATCCGCAATTTAGCAGCGATCAAATGCTTCTTCGACGTCACGGGCGCCTCGAGTACAGGCTGGACCGCGAATATCGGCATCATAACCTTCAGTGGATCCCCCGAGAAAATTGCAATGATAAACTACTTGTGGCTTCGCGTCAAAGAATTCATGGATCGCAGGCACGTTAACACTGTACAATTCAAAGTTGGAGCTGCCAACTACTAATGGCAACAACAATCATAAAAGACACTCAACTAGCGCTGATTCAAGTTTTAAAAAGCGGTGAGACAGGTCAAGTAGTTTCCCCCTCGAGCATCTTTTACGGCACGCAACTAACGAGAGAGTACCCCATAGTATTCGTAACGTGGAAAGGTGGACCGCTCGAGAAAGTTGCTCTAGGATATGAGAATTGGGTCCAGGATTACAGCGTCATCAGCATCAACAGCGGCCAGTCAGGCGACGCGGCAGAAGAGAGCGTTCAAGACCTCGCCGAGCACGTCATCGCTGACGTCAAAGCAAACCCGACACTCCAGGGCAAAGTATCAGACTGCGAAGTCATAAGGATCGACGGCCAATCAGCAACGATCGGGCCTGACTATGGAAAAACAGACAGGATCCTTGCGGGAAGCAACGTTACGGTGAGAGTCACTCTAAAACTGGTTACCAGGTAGCAATAGGAGTCATGACTCTTAATGAGTGTAGCCATAACTATTCAGGTAGAATTCGCTGACAAAGTCGTCATGGCCTTAGAAGAGAGTTTTCCCTCTGCACTGAACGATCGCGTTTCTAACGCGATGCTGAACGTTGGCTACGTGATGCAGACGGACGCTCAGAGATGGGCGCCGAGACGCACGGGCTACATGGCAGGTCAGATTAGCTTCGAAACGCTGGGCTATTCTGCCTGGTCCTTCAGGCTCGTCGGACGCGCACCATACACGATCTTCCAAGAGTTTGGAACACGGTATATTCAGCCGCGTCTCTTCATGACTCAAAGTATCCAGGGTCATCAGCAAGAAATGGTCCAGGCGATTCAGGATGCAGTGTCAGAAGCGATCCGAGATGCGTTTGGCACTTGACAAGTGGATCCTCCTGCACGTACGCAAGAAACTCATCAACTTAGCGTTTTCAGTCCTTAACCGGCTGCTCCCTGAGCGCGCGGCCGTGTACCCTCAGACACACCTGCTCGAGCAAGTCTATCAGAACTTGCTTCAGGCTTACAGTGTTGAAGCGTACTGCGGCCGCTTCGACGACGTGCCCCACCAAGTAATTGAGCACTTGCGCGATCGACACTTCCTAAACATCCTGGAAGTCAGCCGGAAAGTCCTGACGTACCTCGCTGACACGGACCGGTATTATAGACAGTGGCTCGGCCTTTTCTTCCTCTTGGTTCATGATGGCGTCGAGAAGCAACAGCAAGACCTTCTCTACGATGAATTCTTAGATTCGATAAAGGCCCAGTGGGAATTCGACATGCGCGGCGCGTTTGGCAACGCTCATTTCAACGAGAATAAGCGCCGGTTTCAGGAGATCCAACTCGCGAATAGCCTCTATACGTTATGCTCGAAAGACTTTGAAGGATACTCCTTCAGGTCCGAGATACGCAAAAAAGGAATAAGAGAGGTGAAAAATGACAAATGCCAGCGACATCTCCAATGTTAGGTAGGAACGCTATCATCCAAATCAACACTGTGACGGTCGGCTACGCAACGGGTTTTTCGATGGACTTGAGTGCTGAAACGATAAAAGAATATGCGCTGCAGTCAGATCAACCCGCAATCTTCGCGTCTGGAAACAAAACGCTGAAATTCACGATGAAGAGACTCTACATTGATTCGACTTATGTAAACCTGTTCTTGGGAACTACTGCAGTAACCATAGTCCTCGGTCCTGCAGGAACGTCAGTAGGAAACCCCAAATACACTTTGACCGGAGCGATACTTGACAAGTCAACGATAACAGTGGATCAGAAGGGCGTCGTCGGCGAAGACTTAGCCGGAGAAGCACTCGGGATTACAGTCGGCTCCTGGTGACTATTCGTTTCCCCTTTTCTTGTGGGCTTGAAATTTCACGTTGAATGATAATGGAAGTTTGAAAGAAAATGAGCGGAGAAATAGACTGGGCGAAAGTAACAGAATACGAGAAGCGACTTCAAGATATCGAGAAGGAGAAACTCGGCAAAGTCAGAATCTTCGACCCGAAGGAACTCATTGCAAAGACGAGCAAAATCAAGACTATTCAGGACCCTGAACTCGGCCTGATCTCTTATGGAACTGTCGTCGCTGAAGAACTCTCAGAAATCAACAAATTCGCAACGAATGAAGAGAAAGGCGTCTTCATGCTCTATTTGGCCCTTCATAAAGCTTACCCAGACGTTAAACTTGAAGACGTCAAAGCATTCTCCATCGAAGACTTTGCGAGACTGATGAAAGCAATCTTTGGAGGACAAGTTTTTTTCCCGACTCAGAAGCCGTCAGAGGATGGATCGAAAACAGCGGGGACCCCCAGAGAATAGGACTCATAGCATACGCGTTCGGCTACACGCTTGAAGCGATCGGCCAACTTTCTCCTTTTCAAATAGAGTTTCTGGTTCAATGGTGGAACTGGTGGAATGAGCAGCGAAGTTGAGATACGCCTTACTGCAGTCGATGAAGCAACTAGTGTTATCGACTCTGTAGCTGGGCATGTCGAAACTGCAAACTCGCAGATATCTGAGAGTACAACAGCAGCGTCTAACGCGACGAAGCAAGCAAACACAAGTGCCAGAGACACTGCCGTGGGGTTCAATAATCTGGCAACTTCCAGCATGGCACTCTACATGGCGATTGACAGAGTAGAAAACTCGCAAGTCGCACTTGACAGGGCACACCTCACAGTACAGCGGGCAACGAACGCTGTTACTTCAGCCCAAAACAGCTACAACGCGGCAGTTGGGAAGTACGGCGCCAACAGCAAAGAAGCGCAGGACGCACTTGCGAAGCTTCAGACTGCCCAAGAGGGCTTACGAGTTGCTCAAGAACGTGCTAACATGGCACAGAGCAACTACAACAATACGATTGCCTTCAGCGCGATGAGTGTTGTCCCAAGCCTAATCACTGCCTTCACGAGCATAACAACAATCGGGCCAGCAGTAACCGGCGCCGTCGAAGCAATCAGCGGAGCAATGGACTTTCTCGCAGCCAACCCGATCATACTCGTTATCGCAGGCATAGCTGCACTGGTCGTAGGAATCATCTGGGCTTACAACAACTGCAAGCCTTTCCGAGACGCGATAAACGCGATTGGCACAGTCCTCGGCGGCGCATTCATGACTGCTGTAAATGCTGTTCGTACCGGTCTGACGTGGCTCTGGCAGAACGTCCTCGTCCCAGTCGGCGCGTTTTTGATTGGGAATTTCTTAGCTACTATAAGTGCTATAGGTGCTGTAGTCCAGTGGCTCTGGGATGGCTGTTTCCAGCATCTTGAAGATGGCTTAATCTGGCTCTGGGACCACATTCTCAAGCCCCTGGCAGACTTCATCCAGAACACGTTCAAAGGAGCCCTTGATGCTGTGGGTGGTGTTGTGAAGGCTGTTTCAGGATTTTTCGGCGGATTAGGCAGCGCCCTGAGTCATTTGTGCTTTGTTCATGCGACGCCGGCAGCGCAAGCGTTCAACAAAACATTGAGTGACTCAATCACTTTGACGGATAGGTTAAGCGGGAAACTCGGCGATTTGCGGGGCGGCCTTTCAGGCGTCGCCAGCATCTCCGCTCCTTCTCCCTCGGGCGGAATAAGTCCCAGTACTAGGGGGCCTGTCACAGTTTCGATTACTGGGCCGCTTGTGAATGTGGAGGGAAGCGCAGATAGAGAAACTGCTCAGCTTGCAGCCAACGCAGTATTAAATGTACTTCAGAACGTTATCGTGGAGCCAACAAGTACGGGTGCTGCTACCACGCACAAGCGCATTCGCCTGGTAAACACGTTAACGATTGGGCATCAGGTGAGCAAGTAGCATGATACTGTCTGAACAAGAGAGGCTTTTGGCAAATGAAGCTAATTTACTTAATGACGCGACAGGATACGATACTTCAGGCACGACTTGGGCACTTGTCCATGACTACGGCAACGTCACAACGCCAGCAGATGGCATCATTGCCTTCAAATTTGACGTAAGTGCCGGTTTAGGCGCATCTGGAAAAATTGCTTTATACATCGACGGCAAGCCCGTTGAAGTCACATCAATCACTGCTGGACACACTTTGTCAGTTGGCGGCGCCGTCTGGCTGCCAGCGGGAACTTATGATGTTCAAGCTCAAGGACAAGACGGCGGCGGCTCCACAATCAGCATCTTAAATGCACAAGTCGGATTCTGCCAATTCAACGACTGTGCGGCATATGCTCTTCAAGCGACGACTCAAGGCTCCGGCGGAACCCAAAACTTAACAGTCAACAACAGAAACACGCCGCTCGGTGCTCTGAATAAGGCAGTGTTTGCGATAAACGTCTCAGCACAAGCGCCTCTTAATGAGCTAGTCAGCATAAGTAGCATAGTTGTAGACGGGAAACCTTATTCAGCCTTGACATTTGATGAGAATGGGCCTGCCGCACGAGCATCTTCCGCTAAACTCTATGTTCCCTTATCTGTCGGCTCAAGCCATTCAGTCTACGCTAGCACAACCAATGCTAACGCGACGATGTATCTGAGCATCATCGCCTGTCCATGGATCCTGCCCGCGATCTCTCAACAACATACGCCAGTAGCCTTGGATTTCTCGCAGGCAAGTAATGTTCAGATGATTCTTGCGACACTATTTCTCGAAGTCTCAAAAACCGCTGGCATAGGCAAGGTTAAGGCAATAACCTATGGAGTTGATGACTGGTATGGTTCACAATCAGGGACCGCTATTGTTTCATTCGCTTACACTCTTGACACTGTAAACGTTAGCGGCGTCTACCTGATAGCTGGCGGAATAGGAGGCAGCATAGACGCAATATCAGTGGACGTGAGATAATGGGAACAACATTAGACGGCAAGACGCTCATCGTCACAGCATGGGGTGAAGCCGCAGACTATCTTGGGTCGCAGTGGGACGCATGGGTAAGTAGTGGCTACGTGCGAAAAGTCAAGATTTACAAGGTCCTGCGAACGTTCACCATTAGGTTTGTGGAGAAAGACGTCACGTGGGCGAACAGTCTCGCGAATTATTTTGAAGGCAAGATCGACGGTTCACAGTTAACGTTCGTCAGCGACTTGGCAGTTAGGAACGTCTCAACAAACGTTTATGTCTTGAACGTCAACTTCAACATGGCGAACCTTGGGACACAAAACATTCGCTCGATAACCGTGACCCTTCAGGAAGCTTAGCCCGTTTTGACTAGCTTAAACTCGTAGACTAGTACGACTTTGTCAGGCGTCCAAGACCCGTTGATTTTTCTCCATTCTTCTCTAAACTCAGACAGAGTCTTGAACCCTTCTTTCATGACGTCTTCCTGGGCGATATCGCCTAATCGCTCTCTATATTTCCTAGTGATGAGGATCCACGCTTCTGCTTTTTCGAACCAAGATGCGCGTGCGCTATAGACGTGGCCTATTTTCCATTCTTGCCGGTGCGTCCTCCGCGTCTGAGTCTTCCGGCCAGCAAGGACCAAGTCAAGGTTTCTCTTTTTAAAAACAGCGCACATACTCATTCCTTCTCGTAGAGTGAAAAGTCAAATTCTTCAGGGGAAATATGTATTTGCTTTAAGAAAAGTAGAAAAGTTTCGGAAACAGTACCCGTTTTTCTCGTCTTTTTCTGTAATTTCCTTATGGCAAGATAGTAATCTAAATCTCTTTGAGAATATGGCTCTGCATAAGGGCGACTTCTCCGATAGTTTGCCCAATCGAGAGCTATTTCAGCGTGTTTCCTCTTTACGATTAAATAAGGCTTAACGCTAGTGAGAATTCTTATCGCGTTTTTGCTCCAAAATAACAATTCGTAGAGACCTTTTCCATTAGGTGTTTTACGTGGTCTAATCGGACTTTTCAAACCCGTTACTTGTTTAGCACAGTCAAGAAAATCCTCGTTCTGATTAATGATTTTGGCTCTTAGCATCATTCCAACTCGATGAGATTTGGGTTTATAAAGAGATAATTCTATTGACCCCTCAGAATCAATAATTCCAGCTAACCACACAGTTTTTGCTATATGATTAAGCTCTAGAATCTTAAAAACTGCCATGAGCATGCTCCTCTTCTTCCGACGTCGGCAGCCCCTTCTTCATTAACCATAAGTCGCGAAGCACTAATAACTTCGCGGTGTAGAAGTACCCGGCTTCTCTCAACTCACTATGCTCAGCCGTGAGGCCCGTGAAATCTTCGCTCATCGTCTTTGCGTGTTCTGCCTGGAAGAGGCTTTGAGCCTTCTCCCAGATTAGCGGCCTTACGAACGGCCAGAATTTGCCTCGAGCACGCACTTCTATTGCCCCGCGGGGCATTCGAGAATCTCGCTTTTGCATTTCTTCAGGTCCTGCAGGGCTGCCAGGAGCTCCATGCCTCGTCCTGGAGTGTAGTTGGTCTGGATCTCTCGGATGCGCTTCTCGATCTTTCTCATTTCCTCAAACTTGGATCTAAGTTGGGATGGCGATTTCTCGTCGCCGCGCAAAGCCCGCGTTTCGGGCCTATTTTCTATTTTTACGTCTTGCATTTGCCTAAACTCCTCAAAGAACCTATTTGCGGCCACCTAATTAAGTGTTCGGAGCGAAAAGGGAACTGTAGGCAGCCAAGGTTTCAAGGAGTTTAGGACTTGAAAAACCTCTTTTCGTAGGCAAACTAGAGAGGCGTTCCCTGGCGCCTACAGCTCCTGAGAACGTATCTGGTCTCCCTGCATTAAGTGTTTTTCCATCTTAGATAAGGTTTAAAGGATGGAAAATAATCATTATTATTCATGAAGTTTCCGAAGCCGAAGAGTAAAGCTGCTAAATTGATTCTCGCACCCTTCATGATGATAGTCGGCTTCTTAGGCTTCGCAGTTGCACAAGCAGCAGAAAACAAGATCAGCAGACTTGAAGGAGCCAAAAGAAGGAAATAACAAAGCTTTTAAACAGTATATATCTATATTGCTCTTAGCGGCAGCCTGCTCGGATGCTCAAATTTGACTTCAGTAATTAGGAATACAATTTCCACACTGCAAAGACCATGAGTCTTCAAAGAATTTGCAGGTCTGATGTCAAATATCACCCAGTGGAT